ACTCGCTAGCGGAGCGTAGTTCTGACCTTGAACATAAGCTGTGCTAGCGGCATTAGTACTGTTATCGTCTAATGAAACTGTTGGTACTGTGATAGTGTTAGTGAAAGTGTTAACGCCAGTGAAGGTATTGTTCCCGGCCTTGAAGACATCGCCGCCGCCTGGAACAGCCGAGACAGCTGTGCCCTCGATGATCCAGCCGGTTAGATCGTTCATCGGCAACAATCGAACAGATGCCCGATTAACCCCTACGATAACCGGCTGAGCAATATCGTCGATCCGCTGGGTCCCAAATGGAACAATCGTTATGTTAAAGCTCGAGGCATTACCACCGAAATCCTTAACGCTTAAGAATCTGCCAACAGCCGTAGCTGGTTGATAAGCAGCTTGCTGAACCCAAAGCCTAACGTCTGGAAGAAGAAGAGTTACTGCCGAGGCAACGTCAATAAGGATTACGCTGTCGCCAGGTTCGATCGAACTGGTGCCGCCTACAGTAATCTCTCTGGTTGGCTGGACGAACTCATCCACCCAACCAAGAGTTGGACCTAGATAGGTTCTTACCCTTTGATACCCGTGACCGCTTTTATCTAGATCAGATGGGTCAGCCATTACAGTCGCCTTTTGACCGCCAAGGATTCTTCGAGCTTGGCATTCGCTTCCATTAACGTAGCAAGCTGCTGTTGCATTCGTTCAAACGCAGCAGGATCAACACCACCTCGAGATAGCGACGGTGGGCTGATCGGCGAAGCCCCATTCTTGGCCATGATCTCAGCGATGCTTCGCTCGAATTCGCTCAGCCGACTCTCTGAATAGGTCATGTTCAAGGCTTCAATCGGATGTATCCAGTTCTTTCGTTCAGCATCCGAGATAGCCTGAGCATCATCATCCAAAGGTTCCATGTCAGGCGTAGGCGTGCCCCTAAAGACAATGTCTCGAGGGTGAGCAGGATCATACTTATCCGCCACAATGATGGCTTCGTCCTGGGGATAGTTCCAGTCGGAAGCATCCTTTGGATTAAGATATATGGGAACCTCATAAACCTTCCGGGCTTGTCTGCCAGTCTCTCTGTTGGTTTCTTTGTATTCCCACTCAGTCCCTGCAACAGCAAGGTAGTGAGCGTCGGTCAGTCTCCATCTAGCCATGTCATCCCTCGATTGAGTTAGCCCCGTCAGGCCTTGGAATGTCAATGCCAGAGAATACACTGGCACCTTTCATTGCGACTGCTGTGCCATCCAAGGGAATAAGTCCTGGGGACATCTTAGTTGAGCTAAGCCCGAGCCAGATTATGTCACCAGCTAGGGCATTGGCCTTGGTATCGGCGAACGTAGTCCCGGCCTCGTACCGCATGCTTTCGACTACGAATGCTTGAGTTGCTCGAAACCTAGCCATAAATATCTCCTAGAATTGAGAGTACATTAGGGTTAGTTGAACTGGCCCAGTGCCGCCGATTATGGCGCAGACACTAGCGCCCGTTGCAGCAGAGAACCAAGCATTGCCAGCTACAGTATTCATTACCCCACCAGCAGGAATAGCATGGGCAGCGGTGACGTTGACTGTGCCAGTGCCACATGTTGCGCCTGTGCCAGAGATAATCTGCAAGGTAGCTGCGGCCGTGGCTGATGCTATCCAGCCACAGATGCTGGTGGTTCTGCTAGCTACCCCAGCAACAGCTACAACTGTGGCAGGAGCACTGGTGGCTAAGCCAGTACTCCTGCACCAGATTTCATTCGGAGGGCCAACAGGCTGGGCTAGCAGTGCGTCACCTACTAGCCCAGCCAACGCAAGCCCAAGAGCTGCGGTGGTCAAGAGCTTGCGCATTGGAGTCTCCTTAGTTGGCGACCAAGATACCAGCAGGGTATCCGCCATGGATTGCATTGTTGGTTGCATTGTACATCTGATCATGGCGATCGAGAACGATGAAGGCCTTGATCACTCCACCAGTGCCTGCACCAACGACGGTGTAAGACAGCTGGAGGAAGCGGGGCACGGCTACACCGGCAGGAGGTCTTGGCATATCCATGTCGTATAGCCGTGCGCCCGCTGTCAAACTAGCCAAGGCAGTCGCAGGACCAGTCCACCACGTTGTAAACGCAGCAGGCGCCCCTGCGCCATTGTCCACGGCTCCCTGTAGTGCCACGGCAAGGCTAGTCAGACCTGTGAAGGCCGTAGTAACTTCTACCAAGAGTTTGAGGGCTGGATCATCACCAATGCCCATATCTCTAGCACCCTGACCAGAAGCGAGGACAGGAATGCCAGCCATATGCAAATCGATGATGTTTGTGGAAACACCAGTAGCCGTCGGTGCATCGCCTGTGGGGCCACTGAATTGAAGTAGACCGTCGAGGATCATGTTACACCACCTGTGCTTCATTGTTCAGGATGGCATCACAGGTCCTAACTGGGATGCTCCTAAACGTGGTTACGGGCTTACCATCGAACTCCTCAATTCGGAGAAGTACGTTGGTCTTGTTCATTGCTTGGAGGTCGAGGTACGTTCTGATGACCCTATTGCAGTAGATAACGGTTCGACCCATATTCGCCCTAACCTCAGGCGTGTCCGAAGTTTGGATCGTTGTAGCACCCGCTGGAGCTGTAGGGAGACGGTACAAGCCTCGCACGAGCAGGTTAATGAGATTGGCCGCATTAACACCAGAAAGCTGGGTGATGTCAATGTTGGCGATTCGCACTGCATAGCGCCAGTCTCTGGCGACGAGTCCGATTTCCCATTTGAAGTGGTCTCGGTAGGCTTGATAGGTGTTTCCACCACTGTCCTGCACAGGCCACTCGCCCATGTCCCTATGTTGAAGACCAGTGATCTTACCCTTCGGGAACGTTGCGTGGTAGGTATCAGGTCCCCAGACCACAATCCACAAGCTTGTATTAGTGGATGCTGTACCACCACCGTTCAGGACATTGGCCGCAGTCTGGGAATTGGCAGCATTCAGAGTTGAATACCTTGGGGTCAGGCCAGAGAACCTCTCCGGGGTGATGAACTGATTCCCATAGATCAGCGTAGCTGCGACTTGCTGACTCATACCCTCGAGAAACGCTTTAACTTCTGAGAGTCTGAAATCGGCAGTATTCCCATTGAGATCTGCCACGTCTTTATCGATGACAGAGTAAGTTTCAAGGTTACCACAAGTATCCACGATCTGCGCTGTCGTAGACTTGGCGTTTGGAACGCCAGTGTTAAGTAGGCGCCACGTGGCTTGGGGTAGACCGGTACGTACCGTAGTTTTATGACCGGTGGGGAGATTGCCTTCCACAACGAGCATATCATCGAGAATTTCATTCGTTTGACTGAGCAACTCGATGATAACAGCTACGTGATAGCCGTCATCCATTCGTTTAGCCCAGTCAGCGTAGGTAAGGGCTGTTGCCCCAATTACGGCCATGATGGCCTCCTAAAACAGAATTAAACTCCTTGTGGCCATTTGCCCATCTCGATTCATCCACGGTCTGTGGCTGGGCTTATGGTAGGTTCGGATACATTGCTCTAGCTGCGCTAGGAACTTCGTTAGCTCTCCTCTGGCCTGGCGATGACGGTCCAGTACCAGCGACATGCCCGCCTTCTGTGACCATTTGAGCAAGCTTATAAAGGGCTTTGATAAACGCAGGGTTGTTTCCAGCACCTGTGTAATCCATAGCCTCACGAAATGATGCGGCAAGCTTTGGGTCATTAAGCCCGTCGATGGCTCGAGCAATCGTGGTCTTAACATCGTTAAGCTTTGGCCCAATCTGCGGATCAGCTTTGACTTCCTTAACCCATTGCTCTTGCATCTCTTGCCAAGCCGTATATGGCTGGTTAGCAGATTCAGCAGTTTTCTTGGTATAGAAATCAACCAACTGTTGAGCTTGGGTTTGATTAAGATTCATTGTCTTAAAGATCGACGAAGCTTCTTTAGCCACTCCAGGATCAAGCTCATAACCATCTGGAACCGTGAACTGGGAATATTCTGTCGGTGCACCAGCTGGAGTTTCCTCTGTCGGTTTCTGATTCGCGAGGGACTCACCTGGTTGGTTCACGATCGACGGTGTCTCCGTCGGAGTCGTAGAGGTCTGTGGAGTCGTCACCGCCGGAGTCGTAGTTTGGGTCTGGCTGGCGATCTCGCCCGTTGCTGTCCGGCTTACTCCTTCTGGCGTCGTAGCTGCTGTTTCGCTCATTTCTCTCCCTCATCATCAAGACGTAGTGATCTGGGCAAGCCGACATGATATCGGACAAGAGTCGAATACCGACTTCCCTTTGCCCTTCCATGAAAGCCATTCGATGTGGTAGATCGTTGTAGCTGGTATGGAAGATATGACAGTGCTCAAGTAGATCACACATCCACGATCTTCCGGGCGCCACAGACATAATTCCAGTAACGATCTCACGACGTTGTTGCTCCGCTAGCTTCGCTTGTTTCTCCGCTGCCCTCACGTCTTTCCGGTTGCTGGCGTCGTAAGGCATAGAGTCCCTCATCGTACAGAGCATCGATTACGATAGCCCTAAGCATCGCTTGCATAGTAGCATTATGGTTCTGACACAGCCTCTGAAATGATTCCCACTCCTCGTCGTTTAACCGACAGCATATAACCTTTGGGTTGTTTATCATCCGCCGCCTCCACCCATCATTGCCTGCAAGACGTTCTGACCGCCCCCAACATCGGTTTCAGAAAGGTTCTTTGCACCGGCAGCAAGCTTCGAGGCCTGTTCCGCTTGGGCCATCGCCTGCTGCTGCTGCGCCTGCTCTTGCCTCGCCTTACGTATCTGTTGCAATTGCTCTGGCGACCTAATCATTCGTGGATCATTGTTCATCAAGGTAGAATATTTGGAGATAGTAAAATCAATATCTATATTGTCCATAACTGAGGGGTCGACTCCGACAAGTCCGCCAGCAACCTGGAGAGTTCTTTCAATACCGCTGGTCGCTGATGCGAGTTGGGCGGTAAGGAGCATAGATACATATTCAATGTCGATATTCTGTCCAGCAATTTCAGGCGGTGGTGGGGGCAGTACTCCAGCCCGAGCCATAACTGAGAAGGTTCTGTCAATGACTGGATCAAGGAGTTCATATTGAATCCTCTCTAGGACTGGGCCTATCATTATCATTGCTTCAGACCGACGGGCATCGATTTCGGTAGCCGAAACATTCGAACGAGTCTGGAACTGGCTAATAACTTGGAACAGATCATTAAAGAATGTGGTTCGAATACGCTGTCTGATCTCGTTAAGGTCTTCGCTGATTGCCCCAATATCCGGGCGCCAATTCCCATAAGCAGGCGCAAAGCCTGGACTTGAGCTTGCCATCATCCCTGCGATATAGGTAGTACCTCCTGGTAATAGGGAAGCTGGTTGATTTTTAAGCTGGATATCAGCAACCATGGGTGGGTTAACCGATTTATCGATAGCTTGAGCCTTTCTGCGGACTTCTTGTTGTAGCTGTTTAATGTCTGGCAAGGCATCCATTCCTGGACTTCGACCATAGGCGTCGTTAGAGACGAGGTCCCACCTAACAGCAATGTGCGGAGCCTCAAAGAACCCTCGCTTGCGAAGGAACCCTGGAGTGCCACTAATTCCTCCTTGTGGGCTGGTCGATCCACCCCATTCCCAGTAGACTTCACGAAACTTAAAGTCTGGTGGAATGTTATACTTCTGTGGGTTGGTGTTCGGCTCGATCGCGTGAGCTACAATGATCTCTCGCGTAAGCCCGGCCTTGCCCTCCTCATAAAGTCTCTGCACATTCGGCGAACAGTTCTCGATCCCGAACTGATCCACGACCTGATCGATTGTCATCGTGAATTCGCGATAGAATATCTTAGGCTGATACCTGCCATCGTTATCTAAATAGAATTCGCCGAAACAAGGATTATAACAATGAATTACGTTATCATAATCTTCGTACATCAACATCACGGCCGTGCCAAAGACGACCAAATCAAAGTAGACTGTCGCTATGGAGTTGTAGAAGTTGCTTTCTTGAAACACCAACATCATCAGCCGTTCGCATTCGGCAAGCCATAAAGAGATCGGGGATGTCTGAGTAGAATCGATCCGGCCAATCTTCAGCCGGAACCAAGGACGGGTAGGACTGGAGATTCCACTCATCATCCCCGATGCCAAGTTTCTCGCAGCTAAGGTGCCGGTGCTGTCGAGGATGTGTTGGTTTATTGGCGACCCTCGGGTCATCTGGTTGGGGGTGATCAACCATTTGTACCTTCTGGGCAACAGGAAGTCAGCGAGTTCCCGGGCGTGAACCCACCAAGAATAACGATTTACCCGCAAGCCAAGCAAACGCTCGTTGACGTGCCGATGGAGCTCAAGCTCAGAGTCGGTTACCTGTCGGCCTGCCAGG